TGGTTTCTGCTCGTACAACATTGATAAAATTGATAAGTTCATCATTTGTCTTGCCGATAATAATCTGAAACGCTGCATACAATTTATCTCTAAAATAAGCTGGAGTAGAAGATCTAGCAGTCTCAAGACCCATGATCTTCATCTTGGGTTCCTTATATCTAACACCTTCACTATCCCACACGTTGAGAATGTAACGCTTCTTCGCAGTCCAGATACCACGATCAGCAATATTCTCACGTTTCATACTCATCTTTTGTTCATATGCCGAAACATAATCCGCAAGTTCCTGATAACTGGATTCGATGAACGGTTCCAATTTCTCTTGGCAGATCTTATCAAGAAGAGAAACAATTGCTGCTTTATTGCTAGACTTATTAGCAAAAAATTTACTAACAAGAGGTCCAAGATTAAGATAGATTGAGTCGGTATCGCTAGCGATGACATAATCTACTGCCTCCGTTTGCAAAAGATTATTTAGATACTCATTCATTTTGTTCTCAATCCAACGGATAGAGACTTGTCCTGAAAGAGTAATAGCTTCTGCATTAGCAAGACGATAGTATCGGAAGTGTTCGTTACCGATAGCACCATAAGCAGAGTTGAGAGAGATCTTCTTTGCCATCTGAATGTTATTGCAGCGGGCAATCTCTTTCATGAGTTCTACTGTAGGAGTTTTCTCATACTCCTTTTTAGCAGCAATCATTTTCTTCTTGAAGATGACACGAGAATCGTACATCTTCTTCATCATCTGAGGAAGGAAACCATGCTTATCTTTTGTATACTGTGCGCCGTTAGCACAGACAGCATACTCACCTTCAATCTCAACCTCTTTCTTCAAGAGTTTGTCTACAGTAACAGAAGCATGTCTCTTGTCTTGCAGAGTTTCTGGTGAGATGTTGTATTGCATAATGAGGTGAGGGTATAGGGAGTTCAAGTCAAAGCTCACCACCCAGTCATAGAATCCAGGAATAGGTTCTTTAACATAAGCACCAGCATACTTCTCAGTCTTAGTTGCTTCCTTCTTAGGAGGGATAGCAATCTTACGTTTCAGAAGTTCGCAATAGATGTAGTTATCCCACATGCGAACCTGACTGAATACATCCTCATAATTCACCTTAGCATCATATGCCATAGTGAAAGCGAGTTCAATCAGTTTCATCTTGTCGTCAAGTTTATCTACAAGACGAACGTCATGAATGTTGTACTCAATAAACTTCTGCCAATCATTGTCGTAGAACTCTTTGAAAGTATCATACTCTGAGTGATCTAGTTTCTTCTCACCCAGTTCAACAGAACAAATGTGATCAAGACGATATGACTCCTGGTTTGTATAAGTAAACTTCTTATACAAATCCAAGTAATCAAGGGTAGAGATACCAAGCATGTCAATAGAAAAGTTCTTACGACCCTTGATGTAGATCTCACGTTGAGATACTAGTTTCCAGGGGGAAAGAAGTTTTACATATCTATCTCCAAGAATGCGATCAATACGATTGTGAATGTACGGCATGTCAAACAAATGTACATTCCAACCAGTAATTACATCTGGAAAATTTTCTTGCCAGTATTCAAGGAATGCTCCCAACATGCTTTCTTCTGAGTGGAAATGCATGTAGTCCACCATGGAGTCTGTGTTATTGAATGCTCTCGCACCGAACACAGTAATGCGACCAGTGAAGCTGTCTTTGATACTGATGGCAAGGATCTCTTGATCTGCAGATTCAATATCGGGGAATCCGTTTTCTGCAGCGGTTTCAATATCGATTGTAAATACACGGATCTTGCTGCTGTCGAACTTGATCTCTTCTTCAGGATGTTCTTCAGCAATAAATTGATACAAGAAACGAGAGTTTCCATAAATCTCAAAGTCTTCTACCTCTTTGTATTGTTTTACAAAGTCACGTGCTTCGTTGATAGAACCAAATTTATGTGGTTCTACACAATCTCCTTCAAGGGTTCTCCATTCAGAATAGTTCTTTGTCGGCAAGTATAGCGTGGGGTTAAATGGAACCCGCACACTATAACGATTGCCATTTTCATAACCACGTACAAGTAAGCGGTTGCTTGCTTGCTCTACACTTGTATAGAACTTCATTCAATAGATGCAATATAACGAGAAAGCAATTGCTTGCTTGGGTTTACAATAGTAGTTATGTCAGAAGATCTGACTACCACTTCACGATCATCAGAGTGGATTGGCCAAGGGTCAATACCACCATCACAGTCTACCACATATGGGTCACGTAGAATACAGTCAGGGTCACCTATTGAAGTGGCACCCTCAACCTCTTCTACCTGAGCGATGATCCACTCATTCGCCAGCTTCAACAGATTCGCTGATATCTCCATCAGTTGCTTCCTCCTCAGGATAGAAAATTTGTTCGTTTGTGATTCCGATAGAATTCAGACGTTCCACAAAATTGTCAAGAATGCTATTGTCTGGGAAGACAACGCTAATGATATGCTCACCGCTCAAACGATGCTCTTCTGTAGGACTGAACGGGCACCAACGAATATATCGTACAGGTACAGTTCCATCATCAGCAGGTTCACCAAGAGTGAGTTTGAATGGATACAGCATCTTGTATCCAAGAACACGATCTTCGTTTTCTGGATTGCGAATTTCACCAAACACACAGAGAACATTTTCTCCAGTAGTGAGATTTACAACTCGAATATTATGATTTGTTTTCAGTGTTTCTTCCATTTCAGATAAAATTTATTCAGGTATTTACTAGGATAGCATCAAAAAAGGGTGCCGTCAAGCACCCTTCATCATTATTTAGAACCATTTTTTTCGCTTCTGTTTTTCTGGCAGTTGTTTTACTAGAGTGACAGTAAGAAGTCCATCAACAAACTTGACATCTTCAACTTCTACATCATCTGACATCTGCCAATTGCGAGAAAATGTTCTACAAGAGATACCTTTGTGATGGTATTTCCTTTCTTTTTCTGCTGGTGCTTTGCGAGCAGAAACCGTCAGAACATTTCGTTCAGTCTCGACTTCAATATCTTCGCTTGCAAATCCAGCCAGAGCGACTTCAAGTATGGTTCTGCCATTACTTCCGTCAACAACATTGTATGGTGGATAGTTTGATCCACCTCCTGCAAGAGTTTCAAGTCTATTGAATGTTTCATTAAAACCGATTGAATATGGGGTATAGTGTTCCCAATTGATGTTTACCATTGTCCTTTAATAAGCGACGTTTTAGTGTGACCCTTTTGGCATCACACAAATAGTTATAAAGATAAACTAAAAAAATGGGATAGTGAAAACCCCCATAATCATTGCGGTTTACTCAACCTCTACTTTCTTTCTTCCGATGTTGTACTTACTTTCTAAAGTCCACTCATCCTTTTCTTTGAAAGCAAGAACCTTGATTTGATTCAGGGGTGCTAGATCATCTACGTAATCTGCATTCACAATAGAGATGAGTCCCCAGTCAGAAAGAAGTTTGATAATTCTATTTCTTCTCTGTACATCATTCAAAGAAAGATTTGTACTCTTGCCATCTAAAGCAAATAGTTCTTTAAAATGAACTATGTAATATTTTCCTTGCTTATGCAAGATGTGACAAGATTGATATAGTTTCTTTTCTTTCCTGCTTGCTACCCCAATACGGGTGAGAGTTTCCCTCACCTTGAGGAAGTCATCAGGTTCTCCAAGAACCACTTCAACCATATCAGTTTGTTTCCACTGGATTTCAGTTTCGCCACTCATTTTCTTCCACCTTTATTCAATACCTTGGTAATATGATCTAGTTGATCCTTGGTGAGAATCCTGAGTGCTTGGAGAGCTTTATCGTCATTATAACCATAATACTCTTTTACTACATCAAGATAGTCAATAGAATCTTTCTTTGCCCAAGGAGAAAAACGCTTCCTTGGTTTCACACTATTTAGTAAAAAATCATACTGCATCTTCTTTGGAAGATGAGGATTCTTGTTTAGTTCATTGGCAAACAAGATAGTATCAGTGAAAGAAGAGAGGCAGCGGTTAATAATATAAGGAGGATACCCTCGCTCAGCATCAGGATCGTCATCAAGGATGTTCTTCTTTGATTGGTTGATTGAGTACAGGTAGTCTTTCAGTTGGTACGTCATTCCAGTGTCTCACAGCGTTAGCAACAATAGCAATATTAGTAATCAAATATGTGATGAAAATAAAAGTGCGGACAAGTGCCACCTTATCCGCCTCAGAATCATTATTAGACGCTTTTTCTCCAAGCGCCTTACACCAAAGTCTCCACATCATACGAAAGTGTTTCATTAGAACTTTGCATTAACACCAACAATTTTAGCATTAGGATTGCGGGCAAGGGCAACCTCACGAGCTTCTTGATAGTTACGCGCATAGACTTCTTCTTTGAAAACTTTGCCAGCAACATAGAGTTGAACTTCACACTTCATTTGCCAGTACCGTTGCGTAGTTGGTGAGGACGAGTTCCTTGCGGCTCGCTTGATCTGTATTATAGGACCCTACGGAGCGCATGGTGTAAGTGTGTGCAAATTCTCCAACTGTCCACCCGTCAAATCGATCTTTGACGAGGTTGCTGCTGTTGTATGAGATCAGTTGAGGACCAACGAAACAATCGCAATCAACAGCAAAAGTATCGTGATCAAATCCTTTATGCATAGATCCTTTACGCCCATAAAGATTATCCTTAATATCGTAAGGAGGATCAAGATAAGTAAATACTGCCTTATCATCTGTAAGCAGATGCTCGTATGATAAGTTAGTTATACGCCAATCCTTGATCATGGAGCTGTACATGGGTAGTCTGTCAATACCTGCGATTGAGAAGTTACTGTCACTTGCTTGCTCCGAGAAAGAACTGGATTCGGTAAGACCTGAGAAACTGCACTTATTAACGACATAGAAAGAAACAGCACGGTGGAAATCTTCAAGATTCCTAGGATTTCCTGAAAGATATTCTTTTGCTTGACCGAACAAAACTCGTGCAGAAGATCGGTCGATGTGTCTCTGTTTGAGTTGAATGAGTTCGTCTCTGAGTCGCTGTCCATCTTCTTGAAGTACTCGCCAGAAATTATATAGTGGTTCGTAAAGATCATTTACCCAAATATCCAGAGCAGGATAACGCTTAGTTACTTCAAGTGCCATGGAACCACCACCCAAGAATGGTTCACGATATTCATTAAAGTCTGCCAGAGATGGCATATATTGAAATAGTTTACTAATGGCACGAGATTTACCACCAGGGTAACGCAAAGGTGTTTTAAGAGACTTCAAAGTTTGGAGCATGATATTTTAGGTATTCACGAAAGGTTTGCTTGATCTCACGCTGCGTCATTCCACACCAGGCAGCAGCTTGTGGCAGATTCATTGTAGCATGAAAAAGTGCTTGATGTGCCTGTTCCACATTTTCTGGTGTGGTCTTTACAACTGTTCCCATAAGATAATTCCAGTATCTTTCCTTACATTCTTTCATTTGAATTCACAACTCATCATAATCTCTGTAAGGCAAGCAAGCATATTTACCTCCTGATCTGGGACCACACTAATATCTTTCATATACTTAGCGATAATAAGAACTGCCTCAGGAATAGAAGCAGGTTTCATGACGCCATAGATGCTGTCATAGATCTTACGCATCACCATACTTGGATCATTATCCATGTGCTGTACAACCCAGTTCTTCACATTCGTGAATTCTTTTTTCTTGAGAGAAGAAAGGAGAGTATCAAGATTAACGTCAGCCACATCAACAAGGATGGCAGAACTAATACTACCAGTGGCAGCATAGCGTTGACACTCATTGATAAGACGACGCCAATCAGGATAATAACGCTTAACGAGCTTAGCGAGAACTTTGTCTTCATACTCAACACACTCATGCGTCAGGATAGATTTGAGACGGGTAAAGAACTCACCTTGCAACTGA